GACACCATATCCTCTACGAGGTACACAGCGGGTTTGATATAGCGCTTCCTCAACTGTGTTCCATTCTCCAGAACACGACCGATCTTTACTTTGCTCTGCCCGATCTCACCAAGATCACTGAAGTCGGTATCTTCCGTCCTGGCTTCGAAAGGAATCGGATCGCCTTTCTGATGCGTACAGGCCGAACGAACGATTGTCTTTATCTCGTCGTCCGGAAGGGGTTCTTCAAGACGATCGGCATTGAAGACTTTAACCATCTGGAGGATTGTATCTTCCTCCATGCCCTGTGCTCTAAGGCTGCAAGCGAAAGAATACACAGCGCGGTTACGGCCACCTACAGGGATCAGATCACCGGAAGGAGAGACCTCCGTCTTCGGTTTCTCATGCACGACCGGAACTTCATAATCATCGTCCGGTTCTACTTCTTCCAGTATAGAATCAACATCCAGCGGAGACGACCCGCCCTGCCAGTACTGGTAATCCGCGTCCATAGATACCGATGGCCAGAACATCAAACGCTCTGGCTGATCAGTTGTTTCGTCAAGGGTTTCTGCCCCGACATATCCGCTAACGTATTTAACTAGATAAGGATACTCTTCCGGAGTAACTGGTCTGCTTAACAGGAACAGCCACCTCAGTCGAGGAGCATCTACCGTGCTGGTATGCGTGGTATGACAGAAGTAAATCCATGGCTCTCCGTAGCAATCAAAGTCATCTACGTCGTGAGGAGTCGCATCGTCTGCGTCGATGGTAAGAACATAACGATTCTTCAAAAGAATCTTTGCACGTTTACCATACTCAAATTCACCAGCTACATATCCGCCACAGTCCTTGGCTTCTGTCCTATCCTCGTTGGACATTTTCCGGTACTCGTCCAGCGACTCATCTGTTATAACTGGCTTCTTTAGTTTTTCTACAAAATCGTCCCAAGAAATTTTGCGAACTTTCCCAATTGGATTCTTGCGGTTTTTAAATTCTGTTATTACGATATCCACCGGGCGTCACCCCTGTCTGAAGAAGGATAAGTTATCTATAGCCTCACTGCCGTATTTTATTTTAATCCGATACGCTGCAACAAAAGGATTCCAACCGCAGTTAGCACAGTCCCGTGGAGAAGAAGGACAACCTACGCATTCGTTATACAGACAGGAAGGTTCGTAGTCATAGGGACCAACCCAATCATCCTCTATTAATAGTGTCTCCAAATATTTTTGCTCCATCATAGCCATCTATTTCCAACCATTTCTGAAGGTTCTTTAAACCCCTCCTGTATCTGTCGCCTCTTTCCTTTGCGACGGCGAGTTGTTCTTCCAGGATGTTAATCTGCTCCTGCATGACTTCCATCCTACGGCGCAACGTAAAGTTATCACTCATAAGAATGTAGGAATTATTTAGATCAATCTTGCGCTGCTCAAGTTCTTTTCTGAGCTGCGCTATTTCTTTTTTTAACTCTACATTCTCCGCCTCATATTTCCCTAGACGCCGTCCCATGAGTAGCCCCCAGGTACTTTAACAAACTCCGGATGGACTTTACGAACCCATTGGCAAGCCATGTTTTCTGTAACCCGCGCCACCTTGGCGAGTTCCTCCTGAGACATGAATGGCTTATATGCTTTCTCCATACGATGGATAGCGGCCATGTCTATCTTCCTCGGTCGATAGCCGCGAATTATTGGTTTGACCCCATCTAAATTCGTCCTGCATTTCGTACATTCTTCCGGACTGCAACCACGTGGTGTACCCATAATGAGCATATAGTCGCAGCTCTCTGTTTTCGGTGCATAGTACACGCACTCATAATGTTTACACATACTTCGGATCCTCCTCTTCTTTTACGCGCCAGTACTCATCCAACAGCTCCTGCAAATACTTTGCTGCTGCACCAGGAGCGTAGGTTACAATGTCGGCAAGATAACTTCCTCTTGATATCCAGTGAGCATCCTTATCCTCCGAGTAGGCATGCACACCCGAAATAAAAGGATAGAACATAACCAAATCGGAAGGCTTCCCAATCCTGACCGGGATGTCATGGCCGTTATATTTATAGTAGATTTGCGTTCCTAAACGCTTATAGCATTCATACGGAGTCTCGCCTGGCTTACAGGCGATCATACCAAACCAGTCGTACAGGTCGCATTTACCGCTGAACTTACTCATACTTCTTCAACTCCTCTGCTATCACGCGCGGCACATCCTTCCTACGGATTCCGCGCCGTACCTCTTTACCATCTATCAGTAGGCGGAACTTATCTCCGGGTTCTGGCAGAAGTTCCAGCTTACCGTAGCTCATGTAATGAGGCTCACTCATCGGCTGGGACCTCTGCCGCGTTCTCCAGTGCGCTGATCTCGATCTCTCCACCGCAGGCTGCATATCCCGCGAGGTCAATCCAGTTGTCAGCTTTAGCATGGCCGGATGCGATGCGGATGATCTTTAACAAAGCAAGCATCGCAGCAACATCTTTCGCATCCAGATATCTGCGGCCTGTTCGGGCTATATAGGCATTCCACATATTGGCAATGGAGAGGAAGTTCATCTCCGGAGTGCCATAGTCCTGCTGCCGATCACCATTTACACACTGTAGTGCTTGGTCGAGTATCTCTTGTCTTGTCATTTGTTCATTACCTCTTTCTTATTATCCGTGGTTGTTATCGGTCATCGTGAAGATCGGTAGTGCCTCTGGCATGAATTCGATTTCATATTTATAAGGAGACACATCCGCGCCGCTAAGATCTTCTACTACATAGGCCGTCCAGTTATTATTACGGATGCCGCAGATCATATCCTTCTTATAGGTCCCGTCTGCAAGCTTGGAAATAATGTTCAGATCTCCGTCTCCGTCATAACTAATCGAAGCCATCCCGGTGACTTGCAGCAGTACAGTGTTATCGCGGAGGTTCATAACCGTTACCCGTCTCATCACGTTGAAGTTGTCAGCTTCCTTACTCACATTGTATGAGACGCGGGCGCTCTCTCTACATCCTGCTAAGCACAGGCACAGTAAAAATACGGCAACCAAACATATTAATTTTCTTGTCATCTATTCAGTACCTCTTCTTTATATTTTCCAGTTTCATTCACCCAGGTAGCACATGCTTCGAGGGCTTTGTTATGGTCGTAGAATAACTTCCGCTGGGAGAGTTCCTGCTTATCCCGCAGTATCAGAAGGATCATATCCCAGCTCGTACCCATGATGTATCTTCGCCAGAGGATGTCCTTATAATACGGATCGATCTCCGCGTCTCTTATGAATGACTTAATTATTTCCCGTTTCTTCTCAACGATCTCTTCCCATCTATGAAGACTGGTCTCGGCATCCCCAAGATTTGCGAGCGTCGCATTCCGATCAGAGCCTCCACCACCCGGCATCCCTGTTATTGCGGTTGTGGTTTTCGTAGCAGCCTCATACATCGACAGGTATTTATTCCGCTGGTCCTCCGAAAGGGAGGAGAAGAGAAGAGCGGATTCGAGGAAGGACTTTACAGCTTCTGTATTAACTCCCATAAATGGCGTTCTCCTTCTTCACCCCAGAAATGAAATGCGCGGTCATCAATAAACAGATGGGCAATTACCTTGCGAGGATTCTGCCCCGTATTCTGTATAGTTTCCGGGACATTATCATTGACCGCATCAAACTCAAGACCGTAGTCCTTGCACCACTCGACCGCCTCGTCAAGGTAGTGCCCCTCTCTACTTGTCCACAGGATAAGCTTGACCCCCATGGTGTGGGCCAACTTCAGCAGCTCAATTAGGTTGACATTCGGCTTCCCAATATTCGGCCAAGCCCCTCCAGTAGTAAGCGTCCCGTCGAAGTCGATCGCCCATATCTGAGTTTTCTTCTCCACCTTTTTTTCCTTTTCTTTTTCGCGCTTTTCTTTTTGTTTCTGAGCCTGAGCCATCAGCTTCAATCCCTGAATTACTGCCGGGTTCGTCGAGTTGATCACGTAATTCGGCGCTGCTGTCTTTTGCATTCTGCTCCTCCATATACTTCTTGTAGTCATTGTGGTACCAATCGAGAACATCTTCCTCTTTAATTGTACGGAACCAATAGAGGACTGCCATGTCTTCGGTATAGAACCTAGGGTAGTCATCCATGTACATGGCCATCGCTACCCACTCTTCCCCGAAGCCATACTCCACCGGACTAGTACCGTTGTGCTTCTCATATAGTTTTAGATCCGGATACATCCACAAACCTCCAATGTAATTTTCCTGCTGTATGCCGTTGTCCGTTACAGCATTTCGATATGCTCTTTCTGTTTGTTCCTGTCTGTCTACCTGCCTCAGATATACAGCGAAACACTTCTCCTGTTTCAATACACTGCACCGGCTTATTAGTAGGCATGCTCTCACTTATCTTTTTCCGTGTAGCTGGAGCGATAGGAGTATGCCGATTATGCGCCGCTTCCGATAGTTTCTTCCGTACTTCTTCTGATTGGCTATTCCAGGATAGCCCGCCATCCGCTATGTTGTATCCGCCGTTCGCATGGTCCTGCGTTTCAAAGGATGCGATATAGTACGTCTCCAAAAGATTGGCAGTATCAATATCCACACCCTCTGCTATGATTTCTGTTTCGATGTTATCCCAACCATACTTCTCGATAGCTGCGGTCATGTACTGGTTGTGCGGATATCCTCGTTTGATTCTCTCTGCCAGTGGTAGGGAAGTGATGCCTATATAGGACTTGCCGCTTGGTGCAGTGTGCTTGTACACTGTGTATGTATCAGCCAACTTTACTGAGAGCTTCCTTTACTGAATTGTACTCGGCAGCTATTTCACTGTATCTTTCATCAAGATCCACCCAGTAGTTATCCTCCCAGTTACGGAAGACCTCATCATAGGCATAG